CAAGCAATTTTAATGAAGTCCAAGAGATAATGGAATATTGATATGCAAAGAAAAACTGATTCATACGATTTCGCTGGCAAGGCCGGCTTTATTTGGTGGATTGGTGTTGTTGAAAATAGGCAAGATCCAATTAAACTAGGTCGATGTAAAGTTAGATGTATTGGTTGGCACTCAGAAAATAAAATGGATTTGCCGACTGAAAATCTTCCTTGGGCTACTCCCGTTATGCCTCTAAACAACACAAATACATATGTGCCAAAAGAAGGTGATATGGTGGTAGGTTTTTTTGCAGACGGAGAAAATGCACAAGAACCAATTATGTTTGGTGCATTTCCTGGTATACCATTAAAAGAGTCGAACCCACAACAAGCGTTTAATGATCCAAGAACTGCGGAAGAATTAGCAACTGCTCCCAAAACACCTAAAGAAAAAACTTATAATACAGATGGAACAGGTATTGAAGTTATTGAAAGAGACCAAGCAGAATCATATCCTAAACTTTTAGATGAACCAACAACTTCTCGTATTGCAAGAAATGATGCGGACACAATTACAAAAACTTTTATACAAGAACGGATTGATAATGTTGTAACGGGAATAGAAACTGTTAATGATACTTGGGATGAACCAGAAACACCTTATAATACAGTTTACCCCTACAACAATGTTGTTGAAACTGAATCTGGTCATTTATTAGAATTTGACGATACTCCAGAGGCGGAACGAATTCACCTTGCACACAGAAATGGTTCTTTCCAAGAATGGTTTCCTGATGGCGACAAAGTTGAAAAAGTCACTAAAGACAACTATCAAATTATAATGGGTGATGATAGAGTTTACATTATGGGTAAATGCCTCATTACAGTTCAAGGTGATGCAGAAATTTATGTGCAAGAAAATGCATATCTATTAGTTGATAAAGATGTGGAGGCGACAATCCATGGAAACTTAACCGGCCAAGTTGATGGTAATGCCGATATTACTATAGATGGAAATGTTACAGTTGAGGTTGGTGGAAACTATACTGAACATGTTACGGGAACATACACTCTTGCTTCAGATGGAAATATGACAATTGATGCACCAAATATCAACTTAAATAGTGGTACGAAAGGTGCTGCTCGTATTGGAGATACTGCTGATACGGGTGATGCTGGAGGTGGTGGACACTTTGACACTAACGCACCGGGTACTAACGTAATTGAATCAGGATCAGCCACAGTTATTATTGGCGGATAAGATAAATAGAACATGGCCACAACTAACATAGACTCAGTACGAAATTATATTGATTTGGATTTGAATTTTTTGATTCATCCAATTCGTAAAGATATCAATACTTACAAAGCTGAATATGCAGTAATAAATTCAGTTAAGAATTTAATTTTGACCAACCATTTTGAACGACCTTTTCAACCAGAAATTGGGTCAAATATTCGTAGATTGTTGTTTGAAAATGTTGATGTTATTTTGGCAGCGCAAATTGAGAGAGAAATTGAAGAGACTGTTAACAATTTTGAGCCAAGAGTTCAAATTTCATCTATTACCGCAACACCAGCTCTTGATGATAACGGATATAAAGTAATAATGGAATTTTTTGTAATAAACAATCCAAACCCAATTAAGATTAATTTTTTCCTAGAACGGATTAGATAATATGGTAGACCGTTTAAGAGTTACAGAACTTGATTTTGATACAATCAAGTTAAACCTAAAAACATTTTTAAATCAACAATCACAATTCACAGACTATGATTTTGAAGGATCAGGCCTGAATGTATTGCTTGATATTTTAGCATATAATACACATTATAATGCATACTATCTCAATATGGTTGCAAATGAATCATTTTTGGATACCGCCTTACTTCGTGATTCAGTAGTTTCCCATGCCAAAACTTTGGGATATTTACCACACTCCATGAAGGCACCAAATGCAACAATTAATTTTTTAGTAAGTTCTCCAAATACAACCGACGGAACATTAACTATTCCTGCAGGTTACTCTTTCTTGTCTAATCAAATTGATAGTAAAGTTTATAACTTTGTTGTTTTAGAAGACACAATAGTAACAAAAGCCAACAGTTCTTACTATTTTGAAAATTTGGATATTTCTGAAGGTCAATTAATAACTTACAGTTTCAATCACAACCAAACATCAAATCCAAAACAAACTTTCTTATTGCCAGATAATAATATTGATACAACAACTATTAAAGTTGGTGTTTCTTCATCACCCACAACAACCAATATTGAAATTTATAGTTTAGTTACGGACATTTTAGATATTAAAAATGATTCATCAGTATACTATTTACAAGAAACTAAAAATGGACAATATCAAATTTATTTTGGTAATGGCATAGTTGGAAAAAGTTTACCTGATGGTTCGGTTGTTTCGATAACATATTTGGTAACAAATGGAACATCTGCAAATAAAGCAAATAACTTTGTTGGTGCCTTAACATTATCTGATAGTTTAAGTCAAACTCTAACTAATTTTACAGTTACTCCAATTTCAGCGGCAGCAGGTGGTTCTGAACGTGAAACTGTTGATTCTATTAAATTTAGCTCTACGGCACAATTCTCAACACAGAATCGTTTAATTACAACCAAAGACTATGAATCTTATTTAACTAAAAATTATCCATCAATAGATTCCATTTCTGTATGGGGGGGTGAAGAAGAAACACCTAGAGCGTATGGAAAAGTTTTTGTTTCATTAAAACCAAAAGAAGATTATTATATTTCAGAAACAGAGAAAAGAAGAATACTTACTGAAATTATTGCACCAAAAGCTATTGTGTCTGTTGAGACCATAATTCGTGATCCAGAATATTTGTATCTATTAGTATCAAATTATGTTCAATACAATAAAAACAAAACAACACAAAATGCAGAAGGAATTAAGAATTCAATAAAAAACGCTATTCTATTGTACAATCAAACTTTCTTAAATAAATTTGGTGCAACATTTGTTCTTTCCAAATTACAAGATAGCGTTGATGGTGTAGATTTAAATGCTATTCTTGGTTCAGAAACCATTCTTAGATTACAAAAAAGATTTGAACCAGATTTAACAATATCTGCATCATATGTAATCAATTTTAATTCCGTATTATATAGAGGAACACTTACCAATAGAATGACCTCAACAGAATTTGATGTTTTTGATAGGACTGGAACAAGAAGAACTGTTATATTAGAAGAAGTACCACAATCGTATACCGGTGTTTCTTCTGTTCAAGTAACAAACAGAGGTGCTGGTTTTATTACCAATCCAACAGTAACAATCACAGGTGACGGAGTTGGTGCTACTGCAACCGCAACAATTGTTAATGGTGGACTTGATAGTATTACTTTAACCAATAGAGGTTCGGGATATACAAGAGCTGTTGCCACATTGTCTGGAGGAGATGGTGGTTATGGTGCAACTGCAATTGTTATATTAGATGCAAGATTTGGAAATTTGAGAACAATTTATTTTGATGATTTGGCACAACGACAAGTTGTTCAGGAAGATGTTGGAACAATAGATTATAATTTAGGTATTGTTACTCTAAATGATTTGAGAATTTTATCTGTTGTTTCTGTTGATGGATTAATTCGATTGACAATTCAATCAGAGAGAGGAATTGTTACTTCTAATAAAAGTACAATTATTACTATTGACTCAACAGACACAAGTTCTATCGTAACAAATTTAGTAGAAATTGAATGAGTGATAATTTAACATCTTTACTTATTAATCGACAAGTTCCTGAATTCGTTCGGGAAGAATATCCTCTTTTTGTTACATTTATGGAAGCCTATTATGAGTTCCTTGAACAAAAACAAGGAACTCAATTAAATGATTTGACAACTAAGTCAAAAGATTTACGATATATTTCTGATGTAGACCAATCTATTGATGATTTTGAAGAAAGTTTTTTTAACAGTTATGCTGAATTAGTTCCTAGAAATGTTCAAGTAGATAAAGCTATACTCATTAAAAATGTTCTGCCCATTTATTTGTCAAAGGGGTCAGAAGCGTCTTTTAAATTATTATACAGATTTTTATTTGGCCAAGAACTGGAAGTTAAATATCCAAAAAATGATATTCTTCGTGCTTCTGATGGTAAGTGGGAAATAGAAAACGCACTTGAAGTTTCTGCCGAGTTTTATGCTTATCACACCGCTAATGGAACAAATAAAGAATTTAAAATTTTACAAGAATTAAATCCTTCAGACGTTTCTGTTTTTGTAAATGGTGATTTAAAAGTTTTAAATACCCACTATTTTGTTCGTAAAGAATCTAAAAAGATTGTTTTTATAACTGCGCCTGCAAATCAATCAATTGTAAAAATATTACATAAAACATTAGATACAAGAATTTTACATAATAGAAAAATTACTGGAGAGATATCTGGTGCAACAGCTCTTATAGAAAGAGTGTCTAATAAAATTATTAATCAACAAGCGGTTTTTGAATTTTTTATTGATTCTAAAACTTTAATTGATAGTTTCACGAATGGTGAAAATGTACTTTTGGATGTTTTTGTTGATGATATTTTAGTAAATGTAGTTGTTGCAACTATCGCAAATTTATTAAGAGTTAACATAATTGATGGTGGAGCCAGTTATAATGTAGGCGATCCTGTTGTTTTCACAACTCCTGTTTTTGATGTTGCACCTACTGCATTAGTTTCAAAAACATTTGCGGGAGTTATTGATAAAGTAATTATTGCAGATGGTGGATCCGGATTCATGGATAACGAGAGAATTGACGCTGTAGGATATTCGAACACCCAATTAGATTTTGCGATGACTGAAATCAATACGAATTCTGCAAATACCGCAAATGTTTTTAGAATTTTTTCTGATGTTATTTCTGATGTTGATCCTGCCAATACAACATTAAGTGTTTCAAATTGGAAATTTCCAGGAAATATAGCTCCTTCTGGAATGATTAATGTTGATTCACAAATATCACATGCATTTTCTAATGCCACTTATGTTCAGATAGGTGAAATTTCTCAAGTATCTATTGCAGCTGCGGCTTTCATACCATTAACTCAACCGGTTCTTAATGCATCTCCTGCTTATATAACACTTGCACCTTTAACTGCAAATACACTTTCGAATACAGTTGTATCAATTGACACTTTTGGATCATTAGGAAAATTATATGTTAGTAATCCAGGATCTGCGTATGCTGTATTTGAAGAATTAACATTTACTAGTCCACCAAACACCATGTCTTATGGTTTTGGTGCAGAAGCTATTGTTTCAAAAGTTTCTGTTACAGGAAGTATAGTTGAAGCAAAATTTGTTCCAAGTAAAATTACAGGTACTGCAAATGTAACATC